GACGGGCCACTACAAGCTCGGCAAGCAGGCGGAGCTCGCCGTTGACGAGTTGCTGCAACTCGCCGGCCAGCAAGAGCAGCAGAACGAGGCCAAGCGCCCGCAGAAGGAGGCGGAAGCGGAGCAGATGGAGCAGTTCTCAAAGCAGGCGCAGATGCGCGGCACGGCGGCCGAGGTGGCGAAGACGGAGGCCGAGGCGCAGAAGACGGCGCTGGAGGCGCAGGCCGTGCAGGTGGAGACGCAGCAGCACGCCATGATGGGGCCGCAGCAGGCCGAGGACTTCGTGCAGTGACGCCGCAGGAGATCGCGAACGCGCTTGCAGCGAGCGTCATGCGTCACGTGGGCGAAGTGCCCGGCATCGACTGGTTAGTGAAGACCGCGACGAGCGACGGCTGGGCTCACGCGACCCTTTCCGCCAAGCCTGCCGGCTACATGGGGCCGGAAGTGCGGGCGGCGGTCATGGCGACCATCGCGCCGGACGACACGGGAGACATTGGCGCGCTCATCGAAAAGCGCAGCGCGGACGCGGCGCGCGACATGAGGCGCTACCTAACGGAAGGGCTCGTGCAGTGACGCCATCCGAACGCCTCGAAGTCACGGAGAACATGCGCCGGTTCCGGCGGGAGATCGAGCGGACGCCGTTCGATCACGCCTACCTCGCTTTCTGCGCCCTCACGCCCGAAGCGCGGCGCGCCATGCTGGGGCGCTGGAACGACGCAGAGGCGCAGCGCGGCAGCACAGAGACTTACGGACCAATCTGATGCCGGTTTACGTTTGGCGAGGCGACGCCCTGGTGGACAAGGCCACCGGGGAGGCAATGCCGCGCGCCGGCCACAACCTGCCCCCTCAGCGCCCCTACTACGCACCGGACACCCCGCCCTACCGCTCCCCCGTCAACGGCGCGCTGATCGACGGCCGCGTTGCCCGCCGGGAGGACCTGAAGCGCACCGGCTGTCGGGAGGTGGACCCTACGGAGTGGCACGGGGGCTTCCGCAAAGAGAAGTACGCCCGGAAGCAATGGGCGATTGAGAAGGCGAAGGCATGACCGACAGCGAAACGCCGACCACCGAGCACGAGGCGATCCCGGCGGAAGCCGCCGCGCCCGCGCCGGACACGTCGGACGACGCGCTCGAAACCGAGCTGCGCGCCATCTATGACAAATCCATGGGAGAGGGCGAGGCCCCGGCGGAAGACGCCGAGACGGCCCCCGAACCCGACAGCAAATCCCCTGACACGCAGAAGTCGGGCGACGGCGAACCTTCAGAGGCCATCGCCAAGCCCGACTCGTGGCCGGGGCAGATGGGCGATGCGTGGTCATCGCTCCCGAGGGACGTGCAAGAGTACGTCGCCCAGCGGGAGCGCGAGGCGCACGCCCAGATCAGCAGGCTTGGCACTGTCGCCAGCCGCGCGGAACCGCTCCTGGGCGTCGTGAAGGACTACCGGCACGTGATCCCGAAAGGCATGACGGAAGACGTCGCCGTTCGGAACCTGCTTGCCGCGCAGGCTCTCCTCACCCAAGACCCTGTTACCGGGCTGGAAGCCATCGCCAAGCAATTCGGGGTGGATCTGCGCCAGTACGCGCACGATAGCGACCCCGAGCGAACAGCCCTCCGTCACGAAGTGGCGGCGTACAGGGCACAGCGCGAGCAAAACCAAGCGAAGGAAAGCCATCAGGCCGAGGAGACGGTGAACACCGTCATCGACACGTGGTCGGCGGACAAGCCGCATTACGACACCGTCCTCGGCGATCTGGTCGCGATCGTCCCCACCCTCGACAAGGCCGGCAAGACGCACGAACAGGTGCTCGACGAGGCTTACGAGCGGGCCTGCTGGGCCAATCCCGAGGTGAGGGCGCAAATCCAGGCCGATGAAGCCGCGAAACGGGACAAGGAGACGCGGAAGACGCGCCATGGCGAGGAGGCGGCCCGAAACCGTCGCTCCAACGCCGGCCGCACCGCCAGCTTCGCCCCCATGCGCGGCAAAACAATCGACATGGACAGCGACGAGGACATGATGGCGCTCTACAGCGCGGCCACTGCCGACTGACCCTGACGCCGCCCGAAACCTCTCATCAGGAGATCGGGCACCATGGCATCGCCCAATTCCGCGTTCACCGAAATGGTGACGACGACGCTCCGCAACCGCTCGAAGAAGGTCGCGGACAACGTTTCCAAGCACAATGCGCTCTATCGTCGGATGCAGCGCAACAACAAGATGATGAAGCAGGGCGGCCGCGAGATCGTCCTGCCTCTCGACTACGCCGAGAACAGCACCTACCAGCGCATCAGCGGCTACGACACGTTCGACATTTCGGCGTCGGACGTCCTCTCGGCCGCGAAGTTCGACTGGGTGCAGGCGGTGGTGGTCATCTCCGCATCCGGCCGCGAACTGCGGATGAACCGGGGGCCGGAGCAGCTTATCAACCTCGTGCGCAGCCGGGTGAAGAACGCCGAGCGCACGGCCGGCAACCAGATGAGCATCGACCTCTACTCCAGCGGGTCGCTGTCGAACCAGATGGGTGGGCTCTCCCACATCATCCAGGACGACGGCACCGGCACGGTCGGCGGGATCAACTCCAGCACGTACACGTTCTGGCAGAACAAGTTCCGCGAGATCATCGACACCGACGGCTCGTCCGGCAACGCCTCGTCCAGCAACATCCGGTTCAACATGAACGCGCTGGATCTGGAACTGACGCGCGGCACGGACCGGCCGGATCTCGTGGTGTCGTCCCACGACCTCTACTCGATGTATTGGAATTCGCTCACGGACAACCAGCGTTACGGCGACACGTCGGACGCGGGCGCGAACTTCCAGTCCCTCAAGTTCAAGGGCACGGACGTCATCTTCGACAACAACGACAACTTCGCCACCACGGCGGAGAAGATGTATTTCCTCAACACTGACTACCTCTACCTCTGCGAGCATCCCGATGCTCAGTGGAGCCCGGAGGAAAAGCGGATCTCCATCAACCAGGACGCCGAGATCGTCCCGATGTTCTGGATGGGCCAGCTCTGCTGCTCCAACCGGAGCCTCCAGGGCGTTCTGATCGACGCCACCGACTCGTAAGGGGGATCGGACATGACCGTTCTTATCGGCTTCGACGCCACCGCGACGCAGTCCTCCACGCTGGAGGGCAAGACGCTCAACGTCGGCACCCGCACCCTCGACGGATCGGGCAACGAGTACGTCTACGTGCAGGCAAGCGGGGCCATCACCGGCGCCGGCTATGTCTGCACGTATGACGAGACGTATCAGGCCGCGATGGTCTCGACGTCGAACGATGCCGGCGGCGCCCTGGTGGGCATTCCGCAGGTGGCGTTCGCCGACAACGACTACGGCTGGCTGATGGTCAAGGGCACCACGAACATCCGTGTGGCGGCTTCGGCGGCTGCGGATGCGGCGCTCAATACGACGGGCACCGCTGGCCAGATCGACGACGACGGCACGGCTGACGCGTTCATCATCAACGGGCTGATCCTCACCACCGCGAACGGCGGCGCCGCTGCCGTCGCGGCCGGTCAGGTCAACTACCCGGCCCTGAACGTGACGGCGATCCCGGCATAAGCGACGGGGCGGGGGAAGCCCCGCCCCTTTCTCCTTCACGACGGAGCAAAGAATGAACGACGAAATGCAGCTTCGCGACGCGATGGCCCGTCAGGTGGACATTCGCAACGTGCGCTTCGAGACCCGCTACAAGCCGGACCCGAGCGACCCCGCGAAGATGAAGGCCGACGACTGGGTGGAGTGGACCACGGTTGCCGAGAGCATTCCCGCCACGACGTCCTTCCGCGTCGCCGCTCTCAAGCCCCGTCCCGGCAAGGCCGGCGCCATCGAGTGGCCGGCGGTGAAGCCGCTTTATGAGGCGTGGCTTGACGGCCGCGCGGTGACGGTGGACGGCACGCCCTTCGAGGCGTGGAACGGGCTGGACGCCAAGGAGATCGAATACCTGCGCCGGCACATGCACTGCGAGACGCTGGAGCAGTTCGCCGAAATGTCGGAGACGCAGGTGCAGCGCTGCCAGATCAACGGCCCGCGCGAGCGCGTCCGGCGGGCGCAGGCGTTCCTCGCGGCGCAGCAGACCACGGGCGAGATCCAGCGGGGCTTCGCCGAGCGCGACACGCAGATCGACGCGCTGATGGCCGAGATCGCCGCGCTCCGGGAGCAGGTCGGCGGGCAGGAGGACGACGACAGCGCCCCGCGTCGCCGGGGGCCTGGGCGCCCCCGCAAGGCTGAGGCCGAAGCCGCGTGAGCGTCCTTTCCGTCGCCCAGGGGATCGCAAGGCGGGTCAGTGAAGACCCGCCGTCGTCCATCTTCGCGTCGGACGACAGCGCGGCGATCCTTCTCGAAATCATCGAGGAGGCGGCGGAGGAGATCGTGCGCGGGCACCCGTGGCAGGCGCTCCGCAAGGAGCACACATGGAGCGCCACCGCGACGGAGGAGCAGACCAGCGCGTTTCCGTCCGACTTCGGCCGGATGATGAAGGCGACGTTCTGGAACCGCACGGAGCAGCGGGAGGTGCTTGGCCCCTACGACGCCGCCGAGTGGCAGCGTCTCAAGGCGACCGTTTCGAGCGCGGTCTATGACCAATATACGGTGCGTGACGGCTCGATGTTCATCGACCCCACGCCCACGGCGGGCCACACATTCGCCTACGAGTATGTGGCCGGGCAATGGTGGCAGTCGGCGGCCAACGTCGCAAAAGACGCGATCACGCTCGACACGGACTCGTTCATCCTCAACGAGGAACTCCTGCGGCTGTTCGGCACGTACCTGTTCCGCCTCCACAAGGGGCTGGACTACCAGCGCGACGAGGCGCGGGCGCGGGCATTCGCGGTGCAGCTCGCGGCGCAGGAGAAGGGCGGCGCGCGGATCCTCGACCTGACCGGCGGGCGCCTCGTGGACGTCGTGAGGCCCGGCGGCGCGAGCCCTGAAGGCAACTGGAACCTCTGATGGCCCGGTCATCCGTCGTGCCCCTCACCCTACCGTTCCGGGGGTGGAACACGCGGGACCAATTGTCGGAGATGGAGCCGGTGTTCGCGCAGCGGCTCGACAACTTCTACGCGGAGGACGGGCAGTTGGTTCTGCGCAACGGCTCGGCGTCCCATGTCACCGGCATTACCGGGGGCGTCGTGACGCTGATGCTCTACGACGGCGGCGGAACGCCTGCGGTGTTCGCGGCCGGCAACGACGCGATCTACAACGTCACCTCGGCGGGCGCGGTCGGCAGCGCCGTGCAGTCGAGCCTCACCGACGATCGGTGGGACTGGACGATGTTCTCCGACCTCTCCAACGCGCTCCTCGTGTGCGCCAACGGTGCGGACGCGGTGCGAACCTGGAACGGCGCTGCGTGGGCGACACCCTCCATAACGGGGGCCACCAGCGCGAACCTGAAGGGCGTTCTGGCGCACAAGAACCGGCTCTGGGCGATCCAGGATGGCACCCTGGACGCCTGGTACAACGGCACCGTGAACGCGGTCGCGGGAGCCTACACAAAGTTTCCCCTCGGCCCGCTCTGCCAGCGCGGCGGGCAACTCGCGGCCCTCGCCACATGGACCAGGGACGGGGGCTCGGGCGCGGACGATTATTGGGTCGCCATCACGACGGCCGGCGAGGTGCTGGTCTACGGCGGCACGGACCCTTCCTCGGATTTCGCGATGGTCGGGCGCTACGAGATCGCGCCGCCGCTCGGCAGCACGCGGTGCGTGACGCGGATGGGCTCGGCGCTGCTGATCCTGACCCGCGCGGGCGTCGTCTCTATGGATGACGTCCTGATGGGGACCACGGAGGCGAACCAGATCTCCGGCGCCATCGAGCCGACGTTCCTCTCCGCAAGCGCGACCGACACGACGTCGGCGCTCTGGCGGATCTACTGGCACCGCCGCGAGAACCGCATCATCGTAAACGTGCCGGACTACGAGGAGACGGTGGTCCAGTTCGTCTACAGCGCCTCGTCGGGCTCGTGGTCGCGGCTCATCGGGCTTGCGGCGACGGACTGGCTCGAAACCGGCAACAAGCTCTACTTCGGGTCCGCAGCCGGGACGGTGTTCGAGGCCGAGGTCGGCACGGACGACGCGGGCGCGGCGATCAAGGCCGAGGCGATCTTCGCCCCGTCGAAAATGGGGTCGCCTTCGATCAAGCATTTCCGGCGGGCGCGGGTTCACTTCTTTTCCCAGGGCAACTTCGACCCGTCCATTTCCGTCGTGACGGACTACGAGACGCCGGAGGGACGGATCGACGTCCCGGCAGAGACGGTGAGCGCAGGCGCGGTGTGGGACACGGCGCTGTGGAACGATGCGCAATGGTATCGCTCCGCTTATCCGCGCCGCAAGACACGCTCCATCAGCGGTCGGGGCATCGTGGGTGCGCTGCGGATCGGCGTCCACATCAAGGGCACCGCGTTCCGCGTCATCGGCGCCGAGGTTTCCGCCGAAGCGGGGCGCGTCCTGTGACGGCGCTATGGGCGGACGATCCGGCGCTGATCGCCGAGTGGGTCGCCGCGAGGTTCCCGCACGTCGAAACGTTCCCGCCATGGGCGCGCGCTGTCGCATGGGTGGACGTGAGCGAGGACGGCACGGGGGAGATCGTTGGCGGCATCGTCGCTTGCCCGCGCGGCGGCGGGTTCGACGCCGAGCTTTCCATCGCCCTGGAGACGCCCCGCACCACGCGGGCGCAGTGGCGGACGCTCTGCCGCCTCGTATTCGAGGAGTGGGGCATGGCCCGCGTGACCTGTCATGTGGCGAAGTCGAACAGGCAGTCCCGGCGCTTTTGCGAGCGGCTGGGGTTCCGCCGGGAAGGCGCGCTCCGGCGCGGATACGACGGCCGACAAACCGCGATCATCTACGGGATGACCCGCGACGAATGCAGGTGGCTCTAATGGTCTCGATGCCTTCCCCGCCCGATCCGCGCGAGGTTGCCGGCGCCCAGGGGGCCGCGAACCGTGAAGCGGCCATCGCGTCGTCAATCGTCAACAACCCGAACCAGAACACCCCGTTCGGCAAAAGCGAGTACGAGACCACCGGGTACGAGATCATCAAGACGGCGAACGGCAACCGGACGAAGGTCCCGATCAGGACGCAGACGGTCACGCTGTCCCCTGTGGAGCAGAACAAGCTCCGGCTGACGAACCAGCTTCAGACGCGCCTTCTCGACGCGGGCAAGACGCAGGCCGCGCAGATCAAGGGCGACCTCTCGAAGCCCATCTCCTACGACGACGCGCCCGGCCTCGTGGGGTCCGTGGGGCGGGTTCCGCTCCAGAACACGCGCGCGCCAAACGAACTCCAGACGGGCTACGACAGCGGCGGGCCGATCAACCGGAACATCCAGGACCGGGGCGACCTCGCGACCACCTACGACAGCGGAGGGAACGTACAACTCGACATCTCAGACCCACGTGCGTTTCAGCGAGCGATCGGCCCGGCGAGCGCTATCCAGCAGAACATCGACCCGCAGCCCCCCCTCCAACGCGACATCGGCCAAGCTGGTACGGTCCGCGATTTTTCGACTGGCAGGGAATATCAAAACCGCTACACGACGGGAGACGTGGGCGACACGCGCCAGCGGACGGAGGAGGCGATCATGTCCCGCCTCACGCCCGACTTCCAGCGCGACCGGAGCCGCCTCGAAAGCCAACTGACGAACCAAGGGCTCGTGCGCGGCTCGGAGGCGTTCAACACGGCCATGGACGAGATGCGCCGCGCCGAGACGGACGCGCGGATGCAGGCTGTTCTCGCGGGCGGGCAGGAACTTTCCCGCGACCTCGGTGAGCGACGCGCCGCAGGGGATTTTTTCAATCAACAGCAGCAACAGCGCTTCCTCAACGAGGGGACGCGCACACAAATGAACAATGCGGCGCAGGCGCAGAGGTTCGGTCAGCAAGCCGGTCGGGCGCAGTTTCGTAACCAAAGCGCGCTCGATGAGACGAACCGCGATCTCGCGGTTATGCAGTCGAGCAACGCCGCGCAAGCGCAGCAGTTCGGGCAGCAGACCACCAGAGCGCAGTTCAGCAATGACGTCGCTGCGGCAGAGACGAACCGCGACCTGTCGCGGATGCAGTCTCGAAACATGGCGCAAGCGCAGCGGGAGGCGCAGAACGCGGCGCGGACGCAGTTCGGCAACGAGTCGCAGCTGGCGATGACGAACCGCGACATTGCCACCATGGGCGCCGAGAACTCGGCGCAGTCGCAGGCCAACCAGCAGAACCTCGCGCAGGCGAGCTTCGGGAACGCGGCGCTCCAGCAGGACACGCAAAACCAGTTCGCGCAGACGCAGGCGAACAATCAGGCGCGGCAGGGCAACTTCTCGGCGGCGATGGATCAGGCGGCGTTCCAAAATTCGTCCCGCCAGCAGTCCATCCAAGAGACGGCGGCGCGGCGCACGCAGTCCCTCAACGAGCTTTCGGCGGCGCTGTCCGGTGGGCAGGTCAACGTCCCGCAGTTCGCGCAGCCGTTCCGGCAAGGCATCGATGCGGCGCCGATCGGCGACTACATGTACCAGTCCGCCGCGATGGAGCAGCAGAACGCCATGGCGGGCATGTCGGGCCTGTTCGGCATGGGCTCGGCGCTCCTTGGCGGGCTCCCGATGCTGCTCTCTGACGAGCT